CTTTAAACTGATTGGCATTAACAAAAACAAAACGCTATACCAATTCCCCAACGGTGCAATTATTGCAAATATGACCCTTACCGCTAATTCAATTACGCCGGCCGTATTGAAGCTATGCGATGACCTAGGGGTGCCGCGAAAAGCCCGAAGCATAGCCGAATGGCGCGAATTAGGCGGTAAACCATTAGAAGGGTTTCAATTACGCTACATTTATTTTTTAGATAAAACGTGCGAGAATAACCTCGCTGTTCCGGTATTGGATTATTCGGAAATTCAAAAACGCGGCGCGGCCATGTACAAAGGCGTAAGAAAGTAGCAGGCGGTTAGATACCCTCTAACTCTGGGCGGCGCAACACCGACCCTTACGCTCCAATTCCTATTAAATCGAGGTAAAATTTATGGATGAAATTAAAAATCCGGCCGCCCCGTCCAGTGCCGAAAACATGCGCGAAGCGTATAAAAAACTCAAGGAAAGGGGGTATCGGCATCTTAGCTTGTATATCCATGAAACCCGTTTAGCCGAGGTAAATAACATAGCCTCATTCTACAACACCCCAAAACGATTCTTTCTAGACCGCCTAATCAAAACCGAATTAGTATCCCTAAAAACATTGCGCGATACTGATTTTGCAAGACGGGCTAAAACCAATACCATCAATTTAAGCAACACCTTAAAAGTGATTGAAATTATTGCTATGCTTAACCCACCATCTAGCGATAATTACACGCTAACCATTCCGGCCAAGCAATACGAAAGCATGAAAGCCGAAATTATCAAATCACAAAAGGGATTGCGTTACTGTGACCGCATTTCAATTCGCAAAGGCTACATACTTATCAACAATATTCGTATTGAACCTGTTTCAACTGAAAACCAATCCAAAATTAGTAATAACAACAGAAGGGTAAGTGATAATGGCAATGTTCAAAAACCAATCGAAGGTTCTAATGATCACGTTTCGGGTTGTTGATCTGATTAACTTAAACTTATATATGAAGAAACAAAAAAGCCTTGTCAAGCATAAGACTTAACTATCGATACTAAATGACCGAATTGATTAAAAATAAAACAGTTCCAAAGAAAAAACGCGCCCCTGCCAAGAAGAAGCGCGCGGGCAAATTATTGGTAAAAAAAGAGGATAAGCTACCGGAAGTTATGCCACCCCCGCCATTGTTTACGCCCGAATCGTTGGTAAGCTTTTTTAGGCGCAACCATTCGCCGGCAATGATTGCAATGGAACATGGAATATCGCAAGCCAAATTAATTCAACTGGTCAAAGGTGATCCGGCATTAACGGAAGCGTACGAATTGGGTATGACGATACTTAGGGGTAATTACGATAAAACATTGTATCAAGCGGCGATGGGTATACCGATCAAGTACAAAGACCCCAAAGGCGAAGAAAAGATAATGAAGCCCAATCCGGTGCTGTTGATGTTCATGGGCAAAACCCGATTCGGGTTGCGCGAAACCGATCCTACTGTATCGCTAACCAACAATATAAACAAATCAGCCGATGAAGGCGCTAACACCCCTATTCAAATTATCTTTAGCAAAGAGGAGGAAAACATATAATGGCGCGCCCAATCAAAAAAGCGCCTGCGCCCCCCGTTGCCGTTGAGCCTTTTAAGTACACTGCCAAACAAATAGAGGCGTTGCTTTTATTAACTGATGCGCATTTAATGTATGTTCTGTTGTTCGGCGGTTCTCGTAGCGGTAAAACTTTCCTGTTGGTTAGATGCCTATTCTTGCGGGCATTCAAAGCGCCCGGAAGTAATCACCTAATTGTGCGCCGGCATATGGCCCATGCCCGCATGTCAATTTGGCGCGGTACGATTAAGCAAGTGATCCGCAAATGCTATCCTAACATTGAATTTCATTTTGACAACAAGGATCATATCCTAACCTTCCCAAATGGCTCATGTATTTATGTAACGGGTACTGATGATGAAGAACGGGTAGAAAAGATTTTAGGTAATGAATACTCAACCATTTTGGCCGAGGAGGTTTCGCAAATCCCCTATGACACCATTACTACATTGCAAACTCGATTGGCCGAAAACAAAGGATTGGTGAATAAATTTTGGTTCAGTTGCAACCCCCCACATAAAACACACTGGACATATAAGCTATTCATTTTATTGACCGATCCGGATTCTAAGAATGCACTTACCGATCCTACGCTTTACGGCCATTTGTTAATGAATCCAAAGGATAATGAACAAAACCTTGCCGTGCAATATATGAAAATCCTTGACAATTTGCCCGAACGCAAAAAAGCAAGGTTCCGCGATGGATTATTCTTGGATGTTATCGAAGGCGCTATTTGGGAAGAATATTGGATCGCCGACAACCGAAGCGATTGTAAAACTGTTGAGGAAATAAAAGAAATTGGGGACGTGTTGAAAATTGCTATCGGCGTTGACCCCGCTATCAAAGCCAAAAGCGATACGGATCAAACTGGTATTGTTGCAACCGCCCAAGTGTTTTTATATGCAAGCAAAAAAGTTGAGTATTTCGTATTGCGCGATGCTACCGCCCCATGTACCTATAAACCGCTTCAATGGGCTACCGTTGTTAAAAATCTTTATGAAGAATTGGAAGCCGATTATGTTGTCGTTGAAACCAACCAAGGGGGCGATATGGTGGCTTCAACATTGCGTAGCGCGGGATACACCGGCAGAATTATTGAAGTTCATGCTTACAATGGCAAACACGTTCGCGCCGATCCGATTGCCGCCATTTACGAACAAGGTCGCGTACATCATTTAAAAGACCCACGTTTGAATGAATTAGAGGAATGCCTGATAAACTATATCCCGCTTTTAACGGAAAAAAGCCCGGACAGACTAGACGCGCTAGTGCTTAGTATGGCATCCTATGAAGACAATACTGATCGTTCGCAATTGGTTTCGGAAACCGATTACGCAGGCGCAATGAAATTAATTAATAGGCGTTAATATGGGTATAAAAGAATTATTAGGGTTTAGTAAGCCCCAACAAATAAATGCGACCGATGCGCAGCTGCTTAATAAAATGTATAACCAAGTGGCCGCCGGTGTTGCGGATTTAGAACGCGGCCGCCAAGCCAAGCGCCGTATTATGGGGAATGATCTTACCCCATCCAATTTAAAAACCGCTCAAATGATCGGCAATCAATTACCCGAGAATTTGCGGCAAATTATGATGGGGAATTTGAACTATGGCTATCAAAACTACATGCAAGGTGTTGGCGGCCCTAATGACTTTGCAACCCAGGATTTTAGAACCCAAGCGCCCTATTTATCATACAACATTTTAGATAACTACTATCGTACGTCATGGGTAGCTAAAAATATTATTGATATTCCCGCTAAGGATATGTGCCGAACTTGGCGCAAATTTAAGCATGAAAATTCAGCCGTTATTGAAAAGCGCGAAGATGCCGAAAAATATTATGGTATTCAAAACCTCATTCAAGAAGTTGTGCAATGGGCCGATTTATATGGCGGCGCGGGCGTAGTTTGGTCATTAGATACAGACACCCCCGAAAGCATTGGCGAAGTTAACCCCATCAGAAAAATTGCCAAGGGTTCGTTACAGTTTTTCCAAGTAGTAATTAAAGATCAGGCCATGCCATCGGGCGAATACTATCTAGACCCATTCATGTCAAATTACCTAAAGCCGGATTTCTATACTATCGCAAGTACGGCCGCCGCCAATCGGGTACACAATAGCCGTATCGTTATTTTTAGCGGTACGCCATTACCTATTTATTCAAAGTTAAGCAACGTACTATGGGGGGATTCTAAGCTAACCCCGCTATTAATTTTGATTGACCGCGTAGAATCCATGTGGCGAAGTATTGACCAATTATTCGCGGCCGCTAATGTTGATATTATGAAGCTTAAGGATTATGCATCCATTCTGGCCAAAACACCGCAAAAAATACGCGAACGGTTAGGGCTTGATCAATCTACAATTTCAAATTGGAACACCCTATTAATGGATTCCGAAGATGAATTTGAGCGTAAAGAGTTAGGCTCATTAACCGGCCTAGCCGAAGTTCTAAAAGTAATGCTTCAAATGTTAGCCGGCGCGGCCGAAATTCCATTTACCCGCTTCCTAAGCGAAGGCGTAAAAGGCTTTAGCGATGGTGATAATGACATGACCATATGGTATGAACATCTCAAAAAGAAACGCGAAAACATGCGGCCAATGCTTGAAAAAATCGATAGAATTATAGAAATGTCCGTATTTGGTAAGGTGATGGATATCGAATACGAATGGATTGATTTAGCAGAGCCCGATGAATCGGAAATTGCCGATATCGAAATTAAGAAGGCGCAACGCGATCAGGTTTACTATGATATGGGTATTGTTAGTCCACGCGATATTGCAACTAAGTTAATGGTAGAGGGTACATACCCAACTATCACCCCCGATAGGATTGAAACCTATGACGACACCCTAAAAGACCCGGAAGAATTTTTAGGCGGCGATCCGTTTGGCGATGACAGCAACGATAATAACGAAGGCGATGATGGAAAAGACCCTACGACCGACAAAGGTTGATCGGCAATTATTGGCGCAATACCGGCGTATTATGGCCGCTATTGCTAAGCGGGCTAAGGAAATTATTTTAGCCGGGCTTTTCAAGGATGCCGATACCGCCGAAATAAAAATACAAGATAAAATCAGCTTCAACGATACAAGCATGGCCGATGAGTTAGCCTCCATCTTTGATAGCATTGGCCACGCCTTTACCCTAACCGTTCCGCGATATAGCGAACTCATAAAAGAAGTTTTTGTTAAAATGGATGCCGTAAACCGTAAGAAATTATCGCGCGCCCTAATCGAACGTACCGGCGTTGATTTAACCAAAATATTAAAAGAAAAATCAACCCAAGAACAAATTCAGTTAGCCATTGACCAAAATATTTCGTTGATTAACACCATGCTTGATCGGGATTTGCAAAACGTTAAAAATAAGGTATATCAACAACTGCGAACAGGTACATTTAATACTACAGAATTGCGGGATTTTATTACCGCCCAAACCGGAAAAACCAAACGCCATGCCGATTTTATCGCACAAGATCAAACGCACAAATTCAATGCATCATTAACGGAAATAAGACACAAACAACTAGACATAGTTAAGTACAAATGGCGTAATAGCGGCGATAGGCGAGTGCGGGGAAATCCTGCCGGTTTATATCCAAACTCCAAATATAATCATTGGAGTCGGGAGGGTAAAGTTTATTATTATGATAGACCGCCTGCCGATGGAAACCCGGGCCAACCGATTCGCTGCCGGTGTTATGCGGAACCCGTATTACCCGAAAAGTTTAACGATTTATTAAAAGGTGATCAGCGTGGCTAGAAAAAGCAATAAACCTAAAGAAGTTGTAGTTGTTGAAGAAGCTGTTGAAACATTAGCGCCGGTTGAAAGCGCGCATGTTGTTAACGCCGAAGTAGCGCATGAAGAAGTTAATACCTCATTATCAATTAAAGAAGAAGTTGTAGTTGAAAAAGCTCCCAAAGTTAAAGAGCCTGTTGCGGCCGAAAAAGAACACCATAAGCATCATTTTCATGATGTTGTTGATCGCAATGCATTTTACTTATTCCCTAAAGAAGATTGGGATGCGGGTAAAAATAGCAGTTCGCGCCAAATGTTTAAATTTAAAACCGCCCAAGAAGGCAAAGAATTTGTTTACAAGCATAAACTAGATTATCGTTCCGGGTACGCAATGCTACAGGGCGATGATTTAATTAAGCAATACCAATTTGTTTTAATGAATATACGTAATAAGGCTAAAGATGACCGGAAGCCTACTACACTCAACTAATACGGGTAGCATTGGAAAAATACAATGCTGTATATTAAACAACGCGGTATTACTAGCGAATAGTTATATT